TCAAGCTGCCTGAGCATGAGGCGACGAGTTCGCCGGCTGATCCGTGCGACTCTGACGAATCTGCTGGCTAATCCAAGCCTGAATCTCAGACTCGACCCAGCCCGACAAGCGTCCGAGCTTGATCTGTTTCGGGAACTCCCCGCGCTTCATCTTCTCGTAGATCGCCGTGGTGCCCAGCCCGACCATTTCCTTGACCTTGGGTAGGCGGATGATTTTTTCGCTCACTTCGTTTTCTCCTGTCTGTTTCGTCATACCGCTGCCCACCGTGTCCGGTAGGTAACGATGTCTCTGGCTGTCGATTCGCCGCATCCGAAGATGGCGGCCAAGGTCGCGTAACCTTTCCGCAAGCCCTTGGCCTTCCAGTCCTCATAGAGCCGGCGCATTTCGCGCACCTGGTCATCGGAGAGGCGGGCGCGGTAATGCGCCTCGCCGCATCGGTGCCCGGTGTGGCTCCTGCTGACCATCACGCACTCCGCGCCATTTCAGCCAGTTGGTTGAGACGGATTGCAGATGGCGTCGCCGCCCTGGGTGTAACGAGTCTCCGGGTCGGCCCCCAGATTGCCGACGAGGATCACCTTATTGACGCTGGCCATTACGCCGCACCTCCGAATAGATCGCCCTGCACAGGCAGGGCGGGTTTGGTTGCCATCGCCCGGCGGCGGGCGTTCGCGGCCCAGCCGAGCAGTACGAAAGAGAAGCCGCGGGCGCGGCCGGTGAAGTGCCGGGATTGGGCCAGATAGACCCGGGCGGCATGGATGCTGGCGGCGCGGTCGGTCATGACCGCGGCTCCGGGTAGCCGTCGTGCAGCGAACCGTCGAGCAGACGGCCGGCTGCCGCCTTGCCGATGCGAACAGGCGAATCGCTGGCATTGATCTCGAACGGGTCATGCTCTGGGTTGCCGTCCTGGCCAGCCGGCCACCACTCGCCCCATTGCTTGAACAGGAACGGGACGCCGGCCGCGGCGCACTGGTCTCGGAGGCTCCGCACCCAATCGCCATGAATCGGCCTCGCCTTCGGGCCAGACTCGCCGCCACAGACAATCCAGTCGATGACGCCAGCCTCGTCGGGCCACTCGACCGGCCCCTCGCCCCAATCGAGCCGCTTCATGAATACCCCAGGAATCACGACAGGCCCGAGAAGCGGCTCCATGCTCAACCAACGGACCTTGGCCGGGACCTTCAACAGCTTCGGAATATCGCGGTCCGCCTCCTCCTGATTGCACACGGTGACGCCCAGCCATACCCGGTTGCAGATCATGTCGAACATCAGGCCGTCGCCCGAGCACATCGGCAGAACGTTGCCAACACGCTTCGTCAACAGCAGCCAATCGAGGTGCGGCGTCTTGGCGATCAGGTAGAACAGGTCCATGCGCCAAGCGGTCGGGACGGCGTTGTCGAACACGTCGGCCAGCGAAGCGCAGAACACGCGGTAGCGGACACCGAGGCGCTCGGCCTCGGCGTTCCACGCCAGCGGCTTGCGCCAGTTCGCCGGCGAGCTGCGGCGTCGCTCGGTGCCAGGCCCCCACTGCACGAGGCCTGAGCGTTTTGCCCAGCCCTCGGCATAGCAGTGGTCGCAGCCCGGGCCGACCTTCTGGCAGCCGTACCATGGATTGAAGGTGTGGTGCGCCCACTCGATCTTCGTGTTCTCACCCATGATGTCCCCCTTGCGCCACGGACAGCGCCACCGCAACCGGCCGCACCGAGATCGGCGCCGTCAATGCCCTGGTCGCCAGCCAACTGGCGGAGCAGAACACCGCCATCAACGCCCAACTGGCGGAGCAGAACACCGCCATCAACGCCCAATTGGCCGCGCAGAACGACGCCGTGGCGCAGCAGCTCACTGCGCTCTCGGCACTCGTCTATGCCGGCCTGTAAGGAGGAACCATGCCCAGCACCAACCTGACCGATTTCCGAAACCAATACCTGGCCAAGGTGAAGGGGAGGCTCACGTCGGCCGACATCACCAACGCCAGCGACACCGACCTGATCCTGCAATCGGCGCTCCTCAAGGCTTATGACACCGTGAATCGCTTCGACTCCATCACACCTGAAGCCGTGGCCCCGCTTGAAACCATGACCGGCGCCGAGTTGGATGACTACCTGCTGGACGCCAGCAACCGGCAGAGTTTCGAGCTGGTGCTTTCGTCGCCCGAGGCGATGAACGCGGTCGCGGCTTCGTCGACGGCGATGAACGCGGTCGCGGCTTCGTCGACGGCGATGAACGCGGTCGCGGCTTCGTCGACGGCGCGGACGGCGCTGCTGGCGTCGACGGGTGTAGCCATGCCTGCAATAAGCGCCAGCTCGATGGCCATCGGCAAGATGGCCGTCGGGATTGCGGGTCTTGATCCGCAATCCTATGCAGACATGGCGGCGGTCGCGGCTTCGTCGACGGCGATGAACGCGGTCGCGGCTTCGTCGACGGCGATGAACGCGGTCGCGGCTTCGTCGACGGCGATGAACGCGGTCGCGGCTTCGTCGACGGCGATGAACGCGGTCGCGGCTTCGTCGACGGCGATGTCCACTTTGTTCAGTGCCTCGGTGGCTCGTGCTGCCATTTGGGCCAGCGCCACCGCCATGACCGCGATCCAGAGCGCCCCTTCTGCTGTCCTGGACGCGCTCCAGTCCCATCCCCAGGTCAGCATGATGAACAACACCCCGTCGAATCTGACCGGCACCTTCATCAGCGGCAAGAGCATGACTTTGCGCGTGCGCAATACCAGTGGTTCGGACACGAACTACATGCGCACGCTGGCCGGCGGTTCCGGTACGGGCGATGACATCTTCACGACCAGTACCACATGGACGGCTCGCGTGCGGGCCTACAACAACCTGACCCACTACAACTGGGCCAATAACTACACGTTCCAGGCTTACGTGGTGAACATGAACTAAGGAGCGGCTGACATGCAGAAAGCGATCATCGACCTCAACACCAACGCCATTGTTGGCATCGCCAACGATGGCGTCACGCCTGAAAAGCACCAGTTGCTTTTGGACCTGCCGGAAGACTTCAATCCTGACGATGTAGCCGAGTGGGCCTACGATGGCCAGGGTTTGACCCGCGACACCGTGGCACTCCTGGAACGTGCGAAGGCCGCCCGCATAGCTCGTATCAAGGCCGAAGCCGCCAGGCTGATCGAGGCGACGGACTGGAAGCTGGCCCGCGCCAGCGAGCGTGAAGCCGCCGGCTGGGCGACCTTGGCCGAGGTCAATGCGGTGCTGGCCGAGCGGGAGGCCATCCGCCGGTCGAGCAATGCCGCCGAGGCGGCTGTCGCTGCCCTGACCGATGTGGGCAGCGTGCAGACCTTCACCTGGTCGATTGATGTGGCCGTGGCAGCGCCGCGCCGGCTCACTCACAAGATGTTCTCCGACCGCTTCACCGATGCCGAAATGCAGGCGATCCTCGCCGCCGCCGAAACCAATGCAGCCCTCAAGACGTGGTGGGAGAAGTTCAAGCTCGCCCGCGACATCAACCTCGACGACCCGGCCACCCAGAGCGGCGTCCAGGCTCTGGAAATCGCCGGCTTGATCGGTGAAGGCCGGGCTGCTGAGGTGCTGGCGTGACATGGCGCTACGTGCTCAAGGAAGGCTTCGAGGTCTTCGTGCCAGAGCTGGTGCCGGTCGCCTACGCCGGCCCGTGGCTGGAGGTTCGTGGCGGTCGGCTGGCGATCCCGGCGGGCTATGCCTGGGACGGGTGCAGCCCGTCCATTCGGCTTCCAGGTGGTCCGCTGCTGCCGGGTGGCATCTGGATCGGCCCCTGGGATGGCCCCCTTGGGTCTGACGGGCGGCCGGTGTCTTGGCGAGCAACGCTCGTCCATGACGCGCTGTGCCAGTTCCGCGCAGACATCACGGGGCTGACCAAGGAAACCACGGTGCGCCTGTTCGCCAGGATGCTGCGCGAGGACGGCGCACCAGGCTGGATGAGCAAGCTGTACCCGGCGGCCGTGCATCGCTTTGGCCCTCAAGAATGGGGTGGCCTCGCGCCAGCCTGAAGATCAACCTGTAAGCCTTTCTTAACAGTTCGCCCCGCCCCGTGCGGGGTTTTTTGTTTTCATCACAGGAGCCAACCATGCCTCAGACTTCGTTCTTCCACGGCGTCACGGTCTCGCTGGTCGATACCGGCCCGCGTCCGATCGCCATCCCCTCCAGTTCCATCATCGGGCTGGTTGATATTTTCACCCCCGGCGCCGGACTGGCCGCTGCCGACGAGCCTGTGCTGCTGACCAGCTACCGAGAGGCCGTGGCGAAGTTCGGCCCCGATGCACCCATCACCAAGGCGGCCAAGGGCATTTACGAGCAGTCCTCGGCCGTGGTCGTGGCGGTCGGCGTTCAGGCCGGCGCCGACGCGGCGGCAACCACCAGCGCCATCATCGGCGGTGTGACGGTGGCTGGTGCCCGTACCGGCATGCAGGCGCTGCTCGACGGCAAGAGCCGCTTCAACGCCCAGCCTCGCCTGATCGTGGCGCCCGGCCATTCCCGCACCCAAGCCGTGGCCACGGCGATGGACGCCATCGCCACAAAGTTGAAGGCCATCGCCATCGTCGACGGCCCCAACACCGACGACGACGCGGCCCTGGCCTTCGCGCAGACTTTCGGCAGCAAGCGCATCTACATGGTCGATCCCGGCCTCAAGGTTTGGGACACCAGCACCAACGCCGAGACCATCGTTCCGGCATCGCCCTACGTCGCAGGCCTCTTCTGCCGCACCGACAAGGAATACGGCTTTTGGGCCTCGCCCTCGAACAAGGAGTTATTGGGCGTCATCGGCACGGCCCGCCCGGTTGAGTTCCTGGACGGCGACGACACCTGCCGCGCCAACCTGCTGAACGCAGCCAAGATCACTACGATCATCCGCGACGGCGGCTTCCGGCTGTGGGGCAACCGCACGATGTCGGCTGACAGCAAGTGGGCCTTCGTGACTCGCGTGCGCACCCTTGACATAGTGATGGACGCGATCCTCTACGGCCACAAGTGGGCGGTGGATCGCTCGATCACGAAAACCTACGTCAAGGACGTGACCGAGGGCCTGCAAGCCTTCATGCGCGACTTGAAGGCCTTGGGCGCCATCGTCAATTTCGAGGTCTATCCCGACCCGGAGCTGAACACCGCCAGCCAACTGGAGCAGGGCCGCGTGTATTGGAACATCCGCTTCACCGATGTTCCGCCGGCAGAAAACCCCCAATTCCGCGTCGAGGTGACCAATCAGTGGATCACCGAGGTGCTGGACATCAACAACTGATAGGAGCACACGATGATTCCGCAAACGCTCGTCAACATGAACCTCTTCGTCGATGGCAAGGGCTATGCCGGCCTCGCCACGGAGGTCAATCTGCCCAAGCTCAAGCGCAAGACCGAGGAGCACCGTGCCGGCGGCATGGATGGCCCCATCAAAATGGTCATGGGCATGGAAATGCTGGAGGCCGGCTTCACCATGACCGGCGTCTCCAAGGATGTGCTGGCGTTCTTCGGCGTCGCCGACGACACCGCCTTCAACGGCAACTTCCGTGGGGCCTTCAAGAACCAGAAGGGCGAAGTGGTGGCCGCCGTTGCTACCTTCCGGGGGATACTGGAAGAAGTCGATCCGGGCAACTGGAAAGCAGGCGACAAAGCCGAGACCAAGTTCAACGCCGCGCTCTCCTACTACAAGCTCGAAGTCGACGGCCAAGTCGTCTATGAGCTCGACCCGGCCAACTGCATCCGCATCATCAACGGCAAGGATGAAGCGGCCGAGGAACGCAAGGCCATCGGCATGTAACCAGCGCGGCGGGGGATTCCCCGCCGCCATCCATTCAGGAAACCACCGACATGAAGATCAAGATCAAGCTCGCTACGCCCATCGAAATCAATGGCGTGAAGACCGACACCATCGTCCTGCGCGAACCGACAGTGGGCGATTCGCTCGACGTTCAGAAGCTTGCGCCGAACGACGACGACCAGCGTGAAGTGCTGATGCTGGCCCGCCTCGCCGACATTTCCCCGGAAGACCTCAAGCGCATGGGCATGAAGGACTTCCGCCGCATGCAAAAGGGCTATCTTCGGCTCGTGGCCGTTGGTGAGGGTGAAGAAGAAGGAATTGTGGAGCTGGCTGCGTAAGCTGGCGCGGGTCTATCACTTCCAGCCTTCCGAACTGCACGCCATGCCGCTCTCCGATCTGGTGGAGTGGTTGGCGTCAGACGACTAGCGGCGGCGCGACTCCAGCCAATGGAGGGCGCCGCCGATGCCTTTCGCGCCGGCCAGGATAGCCGGCCAAAACATCCAGCCGACCACCAGCAGCGTGAGGCCTCCAACGAGGCTCCATGCGGCGACAGTGGCAAGTGCATCAATCACGAGAGAACTCCATCATGGCAGGTAAAGACATCGCGCTGGGCGTCGTCATCGGTGGGGTGGTTTCCGCCACCTTTGGCCGGGCGCTCAATGTCGTTGGCAAAAGTATAGACGACCTGAAGCAAAAGGGCGACAAGGCCAAAATCTGGCAGAACGTCATCAGCGAAACGATGCGGCTCCAGCAGGAATTCCGGGCTGCCCACCTCGCCGGGTCTGCGGCTGCCGACGGTATTCGTGCCAAGATCGAGAAGAACCAAGACGCCCTCAAAGCGGCAGGGTTCTCCGTCGACAAGCTGGCCGACAACTACACGCGGCTGGGCCGGATCGTGCGCGGCATCGATCTCCAGCTCAAGGGGCGGGAAAGCATCGAGGCTGGCAAGGAACAGCTCTGGGAGTCCATGCGGATCGGTGCAGTGTCCGCTGTGCCCGTGAAGGTTGCCGCTGACTTCCAGGCCATCATCCGCGACATCGCCATCAAGGGCGGGTTCGCCAACACCGCCCAAGAGCGTGATGTGGCGACCGGCGTCAGGACTTCCGCCGACAAGAATGGAATCAGCCGCGACGAGCTGGCCTCCGCGATCAACCAGTTGGTATCTGGCGGCATGGATGCCAAGGAGGCTATCAACTACGCCGATGTGATCGCCAAGTTCTCAATCGGGCAAGGATCCACGCCAGAAGAAACCGCGAAGATGATTCGGGCCATCTCGCAGAACGCGCAGATCAAGGACGCGGCCGGCATGAACAAGGCCCTGGAGGCGATTGCCTACCTCGGACAGGCCGGAAATTTCGAGTCGCCCGACATGGCGAAGGCGTTTCCCGGTCTGCTGGCCGAAATGCAGAAGCTCGGCATCGTCGGGCAGGAATCTGTGACTCAGCTCGGCGCCATGCTGCAAGTCCAGATGAAGGTTACCGGCAGCGCAGACGAGGCGGCCAACAACCTGAAAAACTGGTTCTCTAAGATCGGTTCCGACGAGACCAAGAAGAACTACGAGAAAGCCGGCATCGACTATGAGCAGTCGATGAAGACCAACATCGCCCAAGGGTGGTCGACGTTGGAGGCATCGCTTGCGATAGCCAAGGATTACGTCGAGCGCATCGACCCGAAGAAGGCCGAAGAGATCAAGAAGTTCGCCGCGTCTATGGATCAGGTCAGCGACCCGGCCAAGCGCCAAGCGCAGATCGCTGCCTTCGAGGAGGTGATGAAGACCGGCGACCTGTTCCACGACATGCAGGTCAAGGCGGCACTCACCGCCTACATGCAGAACTCCGACCTCTACGCCAAGCTGAAACGCGAGGCGGCTGAATCGAACGGGCTGCTGGAGAAGAACCTCAACGAGCGCCGCGAAACCAGCAAGCAGAAATGGGCCGAAGTTGGCAACGCCATCAACGACGCTCTGGAAACGGTCGGCGATGCGATGCGCCCGGTCACCGACCGGGTGGCCGACGCGGTGGCCGGGGTCACCCGATTTTCGACCGGACTGGCGAAGATGAACCCGACGGTCACTACCACAGTGGCGACGGTTGCGGCGGCCTTCCTTGGGCTGCGCACCCTGGGGGCTGCTTGGACAATCGGCAAGGGTGCCTTCGACATCGCTCGCGGCACGATCATGGCGCGTGGCGCCGGTAAGTTGGGAGGGCTTGCCTCGATTCTCCCCGGCAAGGCTGGCGAGGTCGCCGGCAAAGCTGCCGACGTGCTTGGCGGCGCCGGGGTGCAGCGGGTTTTCGTGGTGAATATGCCGGGTGGCGGCTTCGGTGGCGCCGATGTCCCTGGGGGGACTGGCGGCAAGCCGGGCGCCGGGGGCGCGAAGGCTGGCGGTCGTCTCGCCCGTCTCAAGGATGGGGCAATGGCCCTGAGTGGCCGTCTCGCCCCCTACGCCACAAAGATCGGGTCTGGCCTTGCGGTTGCTGGCGCTGCCTACCAAGTCTATGACACAGCGAAGAACGCGAAGACGACCGAGGAAAAGGCCGCCGGCTATGGCGGCGCTGCCGGCGGTCTGGCGGGCGGTCTTGCTGGTGCCAAGCTGGGGGCGATGGCCGGGGCGTTCGGTGGGCCGATTGGCATTGCCGTCGGTGGCATCCTGGGGGGCATTCTCGGCAGTGTTGCTGGTGCCAAGCTGGGTGGATGGGCCGGCGGTAAGCTGGCGTCCGAGAAGCCAGCGGCCCCGGCAGAGGTTGCCAAGACGGCAGCCCCGTCCATTTCTGCACCCAAGCTGGCGTCCGAGAAGCCAGCGGCAGCACCGCAGCAGCTCACGTTCTCGCCGACGATCCAGGTGACTGTGCAGGGGGATGTGAAAGACCCGCGCCAGCTCGCAAACGAGTTGATGCCGCACCTTCGCCGGATGCTCGAGCAGTTCCAGTCTCAATCCGCACGCGGGGCCATGTTCGACCCTGCCCATGCTTGATGAGGAAACCTGATGTTCAATGACCTGATCGACACGGCATCGCGCCGTGTCTGCGACGCCTGCGAAAAGACCCGACGACTTGAAGGCATGGTCACGCGGGCCGCCAGTTTTGGCGATGGCGTGGAACGGTCGTCCCGCAACGTATCCCGGCTGGCCGACACCTACGGACGGCGCGAGGCCGGCGCCGTTGGTGATGTGCAGGCGGCCGAGGAAGCGCTTTCTAAGGCCGGCGGACTGCTCGTCAGCGGTGCCCTCGGTGCCGACGTGGCGCGGGCGGCTCGATCGATTGGCACCATCGCCGCGAACGTCGACCGCATGTCTCGACTGGCCGACAAGATAATGCAGGGGACGGCCAGCATTGCGAGCGGCGACATTCAAAGCGCCATGAGCGGAGTCGGCGGGAGAATCGGGGCGGCCGTCGGTTCGGCGGCCAAGACATTCGGGCGGGTGCGGCAGGCATTCTTGGCTGCGCTCAACCCCCCTGCTCCTTCCATGTTGCCGGCGAACATCGAACCGACCGCACTTTCGCGGAACGACATCGCCAGCAGCTTTTCCTCCGGCCTGTCGAGCGCGAGCACGTCGCACCCGCACCTGTTGATTCTCACAACCGGCATGGGCCAGAGCTTCTACTTCAACCTGTCGACGGCCGGGTACGACACGCTGCGCCGGCAGACCTCCTACAACATCGCCGCGCAGGATCGTCTGACGCGCCGGCCGGCATTGCAGGCAGTCTCGAGGGGCGGCGAGAGCATTACCGTCTCGGGCGCCATTTTCACGAGAAAGGCCGGGGCTGGCCAGCTCGACAAGCTGCGCGGAATCGGCTTCAAGATGGCGCCGCTCATGCTTACCACCGGTTACGGCGAAGCCTTGGGCGAGTGGTATCTGACGCGGATCGAGGAAGAGCAGGCGGCGATGTTCGCTGATGGCATGCCGCGCAAACAACAATTCACCCTGGAGTTCCAACGCTATGGCGAGGACTATTCGGACATCTGACGGCGACCGCCTTGATTCGCTCTGCCACCGCTACTACGGTCGGCTGAACGGCACCGTCGAGGCGGTTATTGCCGCCAATCCAGGCTTGGCCGCAACTCCGCAACCGTTTGCGGCCGGCACCGTGATTGTGCTTCCTGATCTTCCCGTGCAGGTCGAGAAGCCAGTCCAGTTGTGGAGCTGACACCATGAAACCAGATTTTCAGGTGATCGCCGACCAGAAGGACATCACCACACTGCTGCGCGACCGGCTGCTTTCCATCCGCACCACCGATAAGCCGGGGCTGGAGGCTGACGAGTGCGAGATCAACATCGACGACCGCGACGGTGCCGTCGCTTTCCCCCGGAAGGGAGCAACGCTTGAAATCAGCCTCGGCTATGAGGGCGAACCGCTGACGTTCATCGGCAAATTCAAGGTCGATGAAATCGAAGTCAGCGGGCCGCCGCAGAGCATCGTCATCCGCGCCAAGCCGGCCAACATCGCCGCCACGATGAAGAGCCAGAAGCGCCACAGTTGGGAGGGCGTGAAGCTGGCTAGCATCGTTGGCGACATTGCCCGCAGGAACAAGCTCCAGCCGTTGTGCAATGTTGAGGCGGATGTTCCTCGCGCCGACCAGATCAACGAGTCGGACATGCACTTCATCACCCGGCTGGCCAAGCAGCACGGCGCCACGGCGACGGTGAAGGACGGCAAGCTGATCGTCGCCACCCGGGGGGGTGGGAAGAGCGGGAGCGGCAAGCCGTTGCCGTCGATCACCTTGCACCGCGACGACCTGGCCAGCTATTCGCTCACCTTTCCAGACCGGGCGCTGTTTGGTGAAGTGCAGGCCAACTACCACGACAACAAGACCGGCAAGCTGGAAGAGATCGTCTTGCCAAACAAGGATGCCCCGGCGGGCGTGCAGGCACCCAAGCACACCGAGCGCCACGTTTACCCCACCAAGGAGGCAGCAAAGGCGGCGGCCGATAGCCGAATGGCGGCCCTGAACAGGGCGACCATGACCGGCAAACTGGAGTTGATGCAGGGCCGGGCCGATGTCGGGGCTGAGAAGTGGCTGGAACTCGTCGGCATCAAAGACGAGGCCAACGGCACATACCTGATCGAGTCGGTGGAGCAGAACTTCACCAAGTCGGCCTGGGTGACAAGCATCAACATCAACGCCGGCAACGGCGGCAAGGGGAAGGTCGGCCGCGACAAGAAGGGCGCCGGCAGTCTCAGGTCCATTAACCTCGGGGAAGCGGCCAAGTAGCCACCGACCCATCAGATTTACCAACCTCGGCCGCGCCACAAGCTCGGTTTTTTATTTTGGAGATAGCCGTGGCAGTAGAACATAAGCGCAGAAACTCATGCGACATGGACGGGGGGGAGCATCGGTGCAACCTGTCCGAGAGCATGTCAGAGGACGCTGCACAACACGCCGTGAAGAAGGTGTTTGCGATTCTCGGCGTCGACATCGATCGACCTGAGAGCGTCGAGGAATTCCGGGAAGACCTCCGCTTCGGCCGCAGGCTGAGAAAGGTGGCCGATCACGGCATGCTGGCATTCTTCGGCGTTGCGGCTGCCGCCTTGGCCGCCGCTGTGTGGGCTGGGATCGTTTCGAAGATCGGCGGGGAGCACTGACATGAAGAGTTTTCGTCTATGGGTAATGTGGGTGGCCGCCGCTGCGGTCGTTCTTTGGTACTGGCTGACCGATCCGGACAGCGGGGCTGAAACCATCATGCGCCTGCAATGGCTCGCCTGGCTGTGCGTTGCGGCCGGCCCGGTGTATCTGCTGCGCCGTGCGTTCCATGACGAGGCGCGCTCCGGCGAAGCCTACCGTCGTGCGCTGGAAAGCCCAACCGGGGCCGGGCTTGTTTTCCTTGGCCTTGCACTGCTGACTGGCATGTTGTTCCTGGCATTTGCCAGCCGGGCAACGGCTGCCGAATTGCCGCCGGGGGCTGTGAAGTATCTCCCGGCGCTGGCGGCAGAGCAGGCGACACACTGGCCGGATGCCCCGCTGCGTTCAGCGATTGCGGCGCAGATCGAGCAGGAGACGTGCCCAAGCCTCAAATCGGCGAAATGCTGGAACCCGCGCACCGAACTGAAAACCTCACGCGAATATGGATTCGGTCTTGGGCAACTGACAATTACGCCGAAGTTCGACAACTTCGCCGAGGCGCGAAAGTTGCATGGCAGCCTGCGCGACTGGAAATTCGAGGATCGGTTCGACGCCGAGCGCCAGCTTCGTGTGGTGGTGCTCATGGATCGCGCTGCGTTCAACCGGCTGCCATTCGTTGGCGACCAGCGCGAACGGTTGGCGATGACCTTCTCCGCGTACAACGGCGGGCTTGGGGGTGTGCTGCAAGACCGGCGATTGTGCGCCAAGGTGCCCGGGTGCGACCCCGACAGATGGTTCGGGCATGTTGAGCACTACAGCCTGAAAGCCAGAACGAAGACGGCGGGCTACGGAAAGTCGTTCTTCGACATCAATCGGGGCTACGTTCGCGCCGTGATGGACGAACGCCGGCACCGTTACACCGCGTTCTTCGGCGAGGCGTGACATGGGGCCGCTCAGTCTTGTTACCATACCCTACCGTCTGCTGGTCGTGGCGGTGATCGCCGCCGCCCTGTTTGGCTTCGGCTGGATCAAAGGGGCCGGTCATGTACAGGCTGAATGGGATGCCGAAGTCGTCAAGCAATCCTTGACGGCTGCCAAGGTCGAGAAGGATCAGGCGCAAGCCACCGTTCAGGTGGTCACCAAGTATGTCGACCGCGTGAAAATCGTCCGTCAAGCGGGCGAAACCATCATCAAGGAGGTTCCCGTTTATGTCCCAGCCAAAGCTGATGCTGCTTGCGTTGTGCCTCGTGGCTTTGTCCGCCTGCACGACGCAGCCGCCCAAGGTGTCGTTCCCGAACCCGCCGGAGATTCTGATGCGGCCCCCGCAGGCGTTGCGCTCTCTGCCGTCGCCGGAACAGTCGCCGAGAACTACACCGCCTGCCGGGCGAACGCCGAGCAGTTGAGCGCCCTGCAATCGTGGATTCTTGAGATGAAGGAATCCGCCGACGCCGGCAGCCGCGAGTAACACCCGCCCCATCTGGATAGCCTTTGTGCTTCCGGGTGGGGCGCTTTTTTGTTTGTAGGTAGTGGGTACCGGCCGGCGATACCCTTACAGTGAAACCTTGAAGCCGACGCCGGCAACGAGGATAATTGTTTTTTTGCGGTGCCGTCAGCACCGTGCTCACTCCAGCGAGAAAAAAAGCGGGTAGTAAAGCGGGTATCATTCGGCGGCAGCAGAGGCGAGAGCCTTATAAATCAAAAGGATAGCTTAACTGTGCTGCTGATGATCGACAACTACGACTCCTTCACCTACAACCTGGTGCAGTACTTCGGCGAGCTGGGCGAGGACGTGCGCGTCTTTCGCAACGACGAGATCACCCTGGAGGAAATCGCGCGCCTGGCGCCGCGGCGCATCGTCGTGTCGCCCGGCCCGTGCTCGCCGAAGGAGGCGGGTGTTTCGGTGGCCGCCATCCGCCAATTCGCCGGCCGCATTCCCATCCTGGGGGTGTGCCTGGGCCACCAGAGCATAGGGGCGGCCTATGGCGGCCGCATCGTGCACGCCCGGAGCCTCATGCACGGCAAGACATCGCCCATCCGTCACACGGGCGCCGGGGTGTTCCGCGGCCTGCCCGACGGCTTCACCGCCACGCGCTACCATTCGCTTGCCATCGAGCGCGAGACGCTGCCGGCATGCCTGGAGGTGACGGCCTGGACCGACGACGGCGAGATCATGGGCGTGCGCCACCGGGAGTACGCCGTGGAAGGGGTGCAATTCCATCCGGAGTCCATCCTCACCGAGCACGGCCATCGCCTGCTCAGAAACTTCTTGGAATAG